GCTTCATACGCAATGTTGTTTGGATATGAGTTTACAGTGAAGTAGTCACCAGTGCTATGAGCGAAGTATTCAAAAGTAACTTCAATCGGAGCAGTTGGGGCTGAGTAAGACGCTTTTAGAATCAAACGAGCAACGTCATAGTGAGTTGAACGTTGACCATCATCAAAGTCGAAACGATCAGTGATATCAATAGAATATGTCGCGCCTGGAGACGCAAAGGTTCCAGACTTCATCTTAACGCTGATAACACGGTATCCGTCAGCCTTACCAAGTAGAAGCTCAGTCTTAGTAGCAGTCGCTTGAGTTGTAAAAGCAACAGTACCAGCAGTTAGTGTCTTAGCTTTCTCAGTTAGAGTAGCACCAGACTTATTAACAGTACCGATAATAATAAAGTTCTTACCAGCGTAAGTATCTGATAGGGTAAACTGAACAGTAGCTCCAGTAACAACAGTGTTAATTGGAGCAACAGCGGCGCCACCAGCAGTGGCATCATTATACATCAGTAAATAGTTATCAGTTTCAGCAGCAGAAGCAAAGGTTCCGCTAGTAGTTGAGACTGTTAGAGTACATTGACCACCAGAAGCGGAAGAAGCGGTAGCAGTGAATCTCTCATAAACTGTATAAGTTGTATCGTTAGTGCCTAGTGCGCTACGAACAGACTTAATAGCGTAGTATGGTAATTTATAAAGAACAGAAACGTTTTCTGGTTCAGCAAAGTCAGTAGAAACAAAATCAATAGTTGAACCAGTTACAGTTACTGATGCGTCAACAGTGATAGAAGTCTGACTCGCGACAGCCGTTACACGTCGTAGGTTAGTTCCAAGAAGAACGTAGTCACCAACGATCAGATCAGTTTGAAAAGATGTTCCGTTACCAGTAACAGTAGTAGAAGCTGAAGCTGTAGCTGAACCAACTAGACGGCGAGTCTGTGGAACAATATCAGCAGAGAAGTCTAACTGGGGATCCGCAGAAGCTCCTGCCTGATAGTAGAATGATTTAATAGCACGGCATGAGCAGTTACCATTAAACATTTCAACATCAAACATCATTAGTTTATATTGAGCAGTTTCAGTACCAATAACTCCGTTGTGCCATTCAATAGCGCGAACACGAGCTCTACCAACAGCAGTACCAACTGGAGTGCCACGCCCAGAAGTGCCAGTTACTTGATTATATAGAGTTACTGTTCCAAAGTTGTTTACTGGTGGTAAGTTGTTTAGGTTTGTTACAAGGATGTAGTTACCAACAGTCGCTGGGACAATGGCGTTATCAACTTGAACAAGTTGTCTTGATTTATCAACATCAACGTACTCAGTTGAAATCTTTTCGATTTCATAACCTTGAACGTACGCTTTGCCTGGTTCTAAACCAACGGCAAGTTTGGCTTCATCACCACCATCTTCTGGGTCATAGATACCACGGTTGAAGTAAGGAGTTTGGTTATATTCCCACTGAATACCAGTAGATCCTGGACCGTCATAAGAAGTTCCAGTAGCGTGTGTTGGAGGAATATTAACTGATGTGCCAGAGTTTTTAGCAACGTATAATACACCATTGTTAATAACAACGTCGCCAATTAGGTATGCTTTGTTCTCAACCCACTGGCCACGATTGTTATTACGGTGTTCACGAACGTCAATATTAAATGGACGAACTGTGTAGTTACCAGACTCGTCGAATGTACGACGAGCAAGGGTTTTTTCTAACTCAGAGTAATCAGTAGTGGTTACGTGACGCTTAATCTGACCACCTTCAACACGAAGCAGCTCAACAAAGTTAGTATCGTCAGTACTATCAATGGATAGTTTTGATAGAGTAAGATCAATATAGTAACGGTGAGCGCCAGGAGCAGCAAAGTTATAGCTGTTCTGTGCGTTGTCCAGAAGCATCTCATATCCTGGATCTTCTGGAGTAATTAGTCGCTCATCAACATCTAGACCGATGCGATAAGTAGGAGTGCCACTGTACTTATCTAGAACAATAGATTGAGTGTCACATAGAACAAAGTGTCCATTGACGTAGTAAACACCACGCTCAATAGAAGCAAGAGAACCGATACCAGTGGCATCAGTTGAAACTGCTTGGACAGTATACGCTGCCAGACCTGCGTCTTCAGGAGTTAAAATTTCATCATCAGCGAATGTCTTAGTTTCCCCATCATCACCAGAGCTAGTGTAACGAACATAAAGGGTGGCAAAGTCAGAACCACTTGCATTTACAACTTTGATAACTTGTGCAGTTACACCGCTATCGCCAACGATAACAAGACCTTCTAAATTGTTGATATATGTTTCAACAACAGCTCCAGCATATAGTGGCTGAATTTTTACATAATTTACATTACAGTCTATAGACGCTTGACCTGGGATGACCATTGCGCCTTGTTCGAAGATATGGTCGCCGTGTTTCTTAATCTGATTCTGCAGAATAGTCTGCATCTGAGTAAGTTCACGTGCTTGGACAGCAAAACTAGGACGGAACAAAATTCGATAGAATTTGTTGTTCTCGTCAAAGTCATCATTATATGGTTCTGTGTTGAAATCTATCATTCTTTAACTCTTGTCCTAAGTCTTATCTTGTTATATTTATTCGTTAGAAACGAATAACTGTTCGTAGCGTAACTGATTGGTCAGCAGTTGGTGTAAACGCTGCTTTGTTATCAATAAACAGTAAGTCACCTGAATATTTATCTGCCGTTGGTGGAGTAACCGCACTAGCTGTAAAAGTAAAGTTGCCAGAGTTAACAAAGGTAGTTCCAATTAACGGAACGTAATTATCTAGTGATTGTAACAAGGCTGCTGTGCCAGTGTTAGTAACAACTCTAAATCTTCTACCAGTTGTTGTCTCTGAAACAATAGAATCTGCTGGGAAGAAGGTAGTACTGATATCACCAGAAACAACCCAGCAAGCTGACGCTGCAATAGCAGTCAGATTGTTTGTATTTCCGTATTTGGCTGGGTTCTTAATGATACCTAGCTGACGATAGTCGTTGTTAACATCGAAACCTTGGTTCTTATCACCAGAGATGTTTGTATAGAACATCAAAGTCTTAGCGTAAAGACCGTTCAACGCAAACTTACCGTGACCGCCGTAAGGTGTAATAACAGCACGTGCTTTGGCACCAAAACCGTTACCACTAATTGTTACACGAGCCCAACGATTAATTTTGACCATAGTTGGTTATAACAATTTTTCTTAATTTCACCCTGTGCGCCAATAACAGCGTTAGCAGTAGCACCAGTACCATCACCTTCAATAGTTACCGTAGCAGCAGCATAACCCCACCCACCAGAAATCATTGGGACAGACATAATGCGTCCATCTAATGTTAGAAGTTCAATGTTGGCTTGTAGAGTATTAACGTCGCCTGGAGACAAGTCCGCTGAAATAGAAGCGCCAGTACCATCCCCATTAACATTTAGTGTGGCGTAAGTATATCCAACACCACCGTCATCAATCTGAACGCCAACTAATTGCCCACCAGAAATGATAGGAACAAGTTTAGCTTCAGATTTAACGCCAGAAAAATATGCAGAAGCAAGACCACCATCACCGATAAACGTAACTTGTGGAAGTTCAGAATATCCAGCACCAAATTTAATACCAGCAGTACCAGTAGCTGGTTGACCAGCATACGCAAGTGTAGCAGTACCGTTTGTAGCAGTTCCCGATAGGTGAGTTGGAGCGGTTGTACTAGTAGTACCAGCAACAGTAACAGTGTATAAACGATTTGCTACATAAAGTTGTTGACCAAAAGTTACCGCAGTAGATGATGACCACGCAGTACCAAAAGTTACCGCAGGAATAGAAGTATAATTATCACCACCATCTGTAATGATAACTTTAGTAACACTACCATTTTGTAAAACAGCAACGGCAGTGGCACCAGTTCCAGCTCCACCAGTAAAATTAACAGATGGAGGATTAGTATAACCAGAACCGCCAGTTGTTAAAGTAACGTCACGAACCATACCAAACAAAGTAATAGCTGAAACAGAACCGCCAGACAATGTAACATTTCCAGTAGCAGTTGT